AAAAGCGCCGCGCTCGCGCCCCCCACATTGCTTTCTGGCCAGGAAGGACCCGTCGCAACAGGTCGCGGCCATCGCGGGCCGGAAACGACGAAGGCCACAGATCGCTCCGTGGCCTTCAGGCACCCAATGCTCGCAAGATTAGCCGCAATACTAGCGAAAAAACCTCAGGATGTTGCGCGCCCAAAAGTGTGTGAAACCCGCATCGTTCCGCATGATTCCGAACGGCGTCTCGATTGCTCGCAACTACACGCAACGTCAGCGGCCGTTGACCGCAGCCCCATGGCATTTTGCAGTTCGCAGTTGCTCGACGACGACTTCGATGGCCTTCTGCCAACGGCGCCAGGCGGTCGTGCGGTCGCAGCCAAAGCGGCAGCAGACCTCCTTCCATGGGTAGCGCTGTGCCCGCATCCAAACGAGGTGGCGCTGTTCCTCCTCCAGCCACTGCACCCACCGCATCGTCTCCAGCATCCGGTCGATGGCGGCAGGGTCGGGAGGAAAGCGGTAGACCGGCGGTTCCGCGCCGAGGTTTTCCCAGGGCATGCGCTTGATCGCTGGCCAGCAGTTGAAGTACCCCTGCACCCGAACTGGAGGAAGGCGGTGGGCAGTTCGCGCGGCCTCGATGAAGCGATCCGCCACAGTCTCGATCGTCCACTCAGCCATGTCGACGCTCCTTCGGCCCGTACAGCCGATCGCCGATCCGGCGAAGCAGTTCACGTTCGCCCCAGTCGAGCCGCGTGTCGTCGGGCGAGATCACCAGGATCTGTTGGTCGCGCCAGCCCTCGCGCTTGATCTCCTCCGGATCGGGTCGCGGATCGGGCTGCAGTCGAGCCAGGGCACAGCGGTATGCGGGAGTCGGAACCTTCATCTCACACCTCCTGCGTCGCAATGGCCCACACCAGCAGCGCCAGCGCGTCGGCCTCGTTGTCGTCCGCGGGCCGGAAACCCAGGGCCTGCATGGCGGCCACCATCTCTTTCTTGCCGGCGTTGCCCTTGCCGGTGGCGTGCTTCTTGATCGTGCCGACCGGCACGCCCCGGTACGGAATCTGGTGGTGCTCACACCAGGCGGTGAGTTGCGCCATGAAGCCGCCGTAGGCATGGGCGGCGTCGACTCCGACGTGGCGGCGGACCTCCTCGAAGTACACCGCATCGATGCCGTCCGCCGATTGCTTGATCTCGGTGAGCCAGCGCTTGAAGCGCAGGTAGCGCATGCCGCCGCCCTCGAAGCGCTGGGGCTTGAAGGACTCCGAGCCGCTGGTGATGGAGCCGTCGCGCCCGAGCAGCGCCCAACCGGTCCGGGTGCCGAGGTCGAGGCTCAGGATCGCTGCGCCGGGTCCTCGGCTCCGACCGCCCAAGCTGAGCAGACCCCTTCGGGTCGGGGGAGAGGACACGACGTGGTCCTCTCCCCCCGTAGGGGGGAGGGAGTTTTCGCCAACTTGGAAATCTCCGGAAACCCAGCAACGACGCGGGTTTGGGGAAGTTGGCAAGTTGGCGGCGTTGCCAACTTGCCAATCTGCCGACAACTCCCTAACGCGTTGATCGGTAGGGGATTCAAGTTGGCAGGCGTTTGCCAACTTGCCAACGTCTCGGAAAATCGGGGGGAAGTTGGCAGCCGTTTTGCCAACTTGGCTGTGCGTCTTCATGCGGGCTCCTGGGTATCGTCGAGGTCGTCTTGGTAAACCCACACCTCGGGGTTCTCGACCGGCAGCGCGGCCCCCGATTGCGGGCATTTGAAGTGGGTGGGCAGCACCGACAGTTCGTGCAGCGACACTTCGCCGGTGTCCGGGTCGGGCTCGCCGACGACCGAGCGCAGCACCATGGCCTCGACGCACAGGTAGCCGTACTTGGTGCGCGCGGGCGGCAGGCCGTAGTCCGCGGCGTTGCGGAAGTACTTGATGTAACCCTGGGTCGAGAGCGCGGAGAGGCGCTCGCGGATGGTGCGCTCGCCACCCAGTCCGGCCTTGCCTTCGAAGGTTTCTGCGAACTGGTTGGCGGTGTAGCAGCGTCCCTGGGCCGCTTCGTCGAACAGGATCTGCAGGATCGCATCGCGCTTGCGCCGCCGTTCGGCATCGAGGCGCTCGCCGTAGTCCCTCATCACCAGCCGCGCGTTGGCCTGGACCTCGCGCCACTCGCCCTGGATCTTGTCGACGTGCGTCGACGGGATGGCCGCGCCGTTGCGCAGCTCGAAGAAGAGCTGGCGCGTGGTGCGGGTTTCGTCCGGCCGAAACAGCAGCATGCCGGTGGTGTAGTAACCGCGCAGGCTGCCGGCCCCGGCGAGGGCCTGGAACGGGTCTTCCTCGAACTGTTTCTTGCCGAGCTTCTTGGTGTGGTGGGCCAGCACGATGCCGGCGTCCGGGTTCACCGCGTCGCGCAGGCGCTCGACCCGCTGCGACAGGAAGAACAGCATGGCGGCGTTGTCGTTCTCGCCGCCGGCGTCCCCGCCGTCGAAGACGTTGCGAATGGGGTCGATGGCGATGATGTCCGGCAGCTCGTCGCCGAATGCCTGCTTGATCGCAGGGATCACCTGGGCCAAGCCAGCGTCGTCCAGGATCAGCCGCAGCTGCGGGGTGGCGACGAAGTTGACGCGCGCCGCACCGATGCGACTGGGCGGAAGGCGGATCTCCTTCACGCGCTCGCGCAGGTAGTGGTACTGCACCTCGGCTTGCAGGTAGAACACCCGCAGCGCACGCGGCGGCTTCATGGCGAGGAAGGTGGCGCCCGCCGCCATGTGCGTGAGCCATGCGAGCAGAAAGTCGCTCTTGCCGACCTTCGGCGCGCCGCCAAACACCAGCAGTCCGCCGGGCGTGAGCACGCGCGGTGCGATGAGGTCGGGCGGCAACGGGGAGTCGTCGTCGAGCATCGCGCCCAAGGTGAAGGTCGGCAGTGCCCGCGCCGCAGCCTTGACGACCCTGCGCTCGCCCTCACGAATGAAGGCGGCGCAGTCGAACCCTTCGGCCACGGCATCGGCCGCGTCCCATTTGTCGGGTTTGTCCGTCGATGGCACGAGGATGGCGACCGACGCCGCTCCGGCGGTCACGCAAGCGCGAGCGGCGTTCTCCGCGTAGTCCCAGCCAGGGGCGTCACGATCCGGCCAAATCAGCACGCGCTTGCCGGCGAGCGGCGTCCAGTCGGTCTTGTCGATCGGCGCCCGCGCGCCGTTCATGGCCGTGGTCGCCGTGATGCCCGTCCCGATCAGGGCGCAAGCCGCCTTCTCGCCCTCGACCAGCACCACGTCGCGCGCATTGGCCACGGCCGGCAGGTTGTAGAGCGGACGCGGGTCAGGGGCGCGCCACATGCGGGCGCGCACATCCCAGGGGCGGTACTCCTTGCCGGTGGGCGGGTCGTAGCGGTAGACGCAGGCGATCAGCCGACCGTCCGCCGTGAGGTAGTCCCACTTCGCGGTGTAGGGGCCGAGCTCGTCGACGGGGGCGCTGCGGGCATCCGATGGCTTCGGGGCGCGGCCGATGGATGGCGCAAGCCCGAGCCATTGACGGATCTCGTCCACGAGCCGGGGAAAGTCGTGCCGGGCGGAATGCCCGCGCGAGCGCGCCCACAGATCGATGACATCCCCGCCTTCGTCAGTGGCAAAGTCCTTCCACAGGCCGCGCCGCTCGCCCTCGAGCTCGACCACCAGGCTCTTGCCACGGTTGCCGTCGACGTCGCCGACATAGAATTTGCCGCCTCGGATGCGGCCCTGTGGGAACAGGTAGAGCAGCACCGCCTCCAGGCGATCGAGCAGACCCCTGCGCAGCGCCTCGGCATCGGATGACGCATGCGTCTGCTGATCCGGTGCGTCGTTGAAATCGAGCCAGACGATGTTTTCCGCCATCAAGTCGGTCTCCAGCAGCGGTCCTGCCAGGGACACGACTTGCACTCGAAGTGGGTCGGCGTGGTGGCGTGACGGGGCAGCAGCTCGCCGGCCTCGGTGGCGGTGATGACGCGCACGGCCCTGTCCGACATGCGCTGCGCGAGCCCGCCGTCGAACGGCACGAGCTCGAACCAGATCTCCTCGCTGTCCTTGTTGATGGCGGTGAACAGCGCGGGATTGCTCGCGATGCCCGGCACGGCGCCTTCCATGTACGCCTGGTAGACGGCGAGCTGGGCGGCATAGATCGGCTTGGCGCGCGCCACACCCTGCTTGACGGTCTCGCGCCAGGACTTGTCGTTCATCGTCTTGCACTCCCACAGCGCGGGATAAGCAAGCTCGATGTCGTCAGGGCCGGCGGCCAGGATGCCGTCGACATGACCCTGGATGCGCCCGCCGGCGACCGAGAAGCCGAACTGCTCGCCGTCGGCCCTGCGCGTGTAGAGCTCGAAGCCGGCCAGCCGCAGCCAGCGGATCGCGAGATCCTCCAGGACATGGCCGACCTCGAACACGCGCAGCACCCGCCCGGGCAGCTCGCGCCCAGGATCGACCGGCGCCTGGGCGTACTCGTACTGCAGGGCGCGCTCGCAGGCCACGCCGAGCCGTGACGCGCCGAGATAACGGCGCGGCGTTTGTGAGGCACGTTCACGCGCCAGCGCCTCGTCGATGAAGGCGCCGACACGCTCGTGGAACTTGGGGCGGTGGTTGAAATCGAGCATCACCGCCTCCTCAAAACGGCACATCGTCGGGCGTGAGTTCACGCAGGTTGTCGAAGTAGGCGGTGAGCACCACATCGACCAATTGCAGAACCTCCTCGCGGCTGTAGGCCGATAGCGGCCGATCCATGCCGATCGAGGCCACGTACTCGCCGAGTGAGGGCAGGACCGCCTCCATCGCGGCCTTCTCGTTATGGGTGGGATCGATCACGACGCCGCCTCCTGCCTTCAGTCGTTGCAGATGGATGTCCTGGCAGCGCATCGAGCAGAAGCGCTTGAACAGTGGCTTTCCGTCCGGTGCGCGCAGGCCGTTCCTCGGCGACAGCCAGCAGAAGCCGCGTCCCTCTCGTCCGCAGATCGCGCATATCACGCCGCCCTCCGGTGCTCGTCGTTGGCCGCCAGCACCAGCCGCTGGATGGACGACTTGTTGAACTGGAACGCGAGCAGCGCCGAGGCCTGGTAGCGGGTGAGCCCGAAGTCGGAGCGCATGGCCTGCGGCAGGTAGCGCAGCTGCTTCTCGGTGGGCGGCTCGTTGAGCCAGCGGCGGGTCTTGTGGGCGGTGTCGAGGGACTCGTTCTCGTTCAGCCAGTCGTCCGCTTTGGCCATGCAGACGGTGCGATCGCCCACCGCCAGCAGACGGGGCTGCAGATCCTTGCCGCCGCCGACCGCGTGCCAGCGCCCGTTCAGGAAGAAGATGCCGCCCCAGGCCCCGAAGCCTGTGGCCATCAAGGCATCGTCGCAGCCGAAGAGATCGCACCAGCGGAAGTTGGAGCGCTTGAGCAGGTCGATCTCCGTCATGACGAAGTCGTCCAGTGCCTCTGCCTGCTCCGTTTCTTCGCGGGTCCATTCGAAGCCGCACAGGGGACACTCGCGGCAGCCGAGTGGAACCGTCGCCTCGCAGGAGGGACACTCCTTGGTGGGCGCCTCGCCCTGGTGCTGGTGGCCGTCGAGATTGGCCTCCTGCTCCAGCGAGCCGTGCATGAGCGTCGCGGTGCCGAAGTCGAGGACGATGCAGTCGGTCTTGACGACACCGGAATGCTCGGCCGGATCGACGGTGCGCAGCCCACGACCGATCATCTGGGTCAGCGTCGACTTGTGCGAGCTCGGGCGCAGCAGCACCACGCAGGAGGTGGGTGTGTAGTCGTAGCCTTCAGTCAGCACCGCCACGTTGACGACTACTTGTGCCTCGCCGCTTTCATATTCGGCGAGCCGGACCTTGCGCTCGGCGTCCGACAACTCGCCGTGGATGAGCACGGCGCGGATGCCGGCGGTGACGAAGGCGTCGGCCACGCACTGCGCGTGCGCCACGGTGGAGCAGAACACGATGGACTTGCGGTCGCCGGCCTTCTCGCGCCAGTGACGGATCACCGCGTCGGTGATCGGCGTCCTGTTGAGGATCGCCTCCACCTCGGTCATGTCGAAGTCGGTGGCGGTGCGGCGCACCTGGGCGAGCGCAGACTGCGCGCCGACATCGATGACGAAGGTGCGCGGGGGCACCAGATGGCCGGAAGCGATGAGCTCGCCCAGGGTGATCTGATCGGCGACGTTGTTGAACACCTCGCGCAGCCCCTTGCCGTCGCTGCGCGCGGGTGTGGCGGTGGCGCCGAAGATCAGCGCCCTGGGGTTGCGCGACAGCACACGATCAATCACGCGCCGATAGGACGGCGAGGCGGCATGGTGCGCCTCGTCGACCACCAGCAGATCCAGCGTGGGCATCGCGTCGATATGTGCATCGCGCGTAAGCGTCTGCACCATCGCGAAGGTGGCGCGCCCGGCCCAGGACTTCTCCTTGGCATCGAACACCGAGGTCGCGACGCCCGGATTGACCCGGCCGAACTTTCCCCGGTTCTGGGCGGTGAGCTCGTCGCGGTGGGCGAGGATGCAGGCTTTGGCGTCGGGCTCCTCCAACACGCCGCCGGCGACCGCCGACAGCATGATGGTCTTGCCCGAACCGGTGGGGCCGATGGCCAGGGTGTTGCCGTGCTGGTGCAGCGCCGCGAGCGAGCGCTCCACCAGCAGGGCCTGACGGGGACGAAGCATCATGCCGGCAGTCCCCCCTTACTGCGCCCAGCTCGGACGGCCCGTGACCGGGGCGCGACCCGTAGCCTGGGCATAGTCGTTCGGCGTGGTGGTCGAAGGCGCCGGCGCACGCGGTGCACCCATCAATGCGGCGTAGTCCTTGTGATCGGGCTGGATCGCCTGCTTGATGACGGCCTTGTCCTGGCCGTGCTGATCCTTCTCCCAATCGACCTTGCCGAGGAACTCGATGCCGTCGAGGTCGGCGAACCCGGCGATGCGCCGGGCGTTCTGGGCCTGGGGACTGGCGTCGCCCGGATGGACACCGCGCGCCGAGTTCAGGATCGCCTTGACGAAGGCGCGGCCCATGTTCGCCCACTCGGGGCCTTTGGGGCTGTAGAGGCCGATCAGCGACCACAGCTTGCGGCGGGCGTACTCACCCTCCATCACCACGAACTCGCAGTTGAGGTACACCGAGCCGGTGTTGTCGTTGCGGGTGGCGTAGCCGCCGGTCCAGCCCCGGCTCGCATCGTCGAAGCCGCCCGGGCGGATGGTCATGCGCACGCGCACCAGCGTGCCCTTGGGGATCAGGTCGAAAGAGGACTGCTCGTTGGCGTCGTTGAAATCGAAATAGCTCATGGTCATAGCTCCTTATTGCTGTACGGGTTCGGAAGGCGCGGGGCGCGCGAAGTCGAGGCGTTCGAGTGCAGGGCGGGCCGGGCCGGCGATCTTGGCCATCAGGCGGCCGAGGTGCGGCTCCTCGATCTGGTCGAGGCGGCCGGAGCGATCCTTGGCGGGGTAGCCCCAGGGGTTGAGCGTGTGGCAGACGAAGGCGCGGTAGGCGCTGCCGTCGTCGGCCTTGAGCTCGGCCAGCGTCACCACCTCGTCGACGATGCCGGGCAGTTCGAGCCCGGTCTTGGAGCCGTCGATCTGCAGCTGGAAGACGCGGCGATTGAAGTCGTCCAGGCGCTCATCGAGGATGCCGACGAACCACACGTTCTTTCCGCGCGTGTGCTGCAGATGGGTGAGCCAGGCGATCATCTCCTGGCCCATCAGGCCGTAGGCGCCGCGGGTGTCCGGCTTGCCGGTCTTCTCTGAGTAGGCCTGCGGCTGGCCCTTGCACCACTGCAGGCACAGGCGCCCGGCGACGGTGATCGAGTCGACGAACACGGTGTCGTAGCGATCGAGCACGGTCGGGTCGCCGAAGCGCGCGCAGACGGCATCGAAGTGGGCCTGGCTGAAAGGCTGGTCCTCACGCAGCGCCGGGTTCGGACCGCCGATGAACACCGCGAAGTCGCGGCACTCCTGCCAGGTGCGCGGGCGGATGGTGTCGCCCGCCCAGCCCTCGACGGCGAGGTCGCCCGCCTCGAGGTCGAAGAACAGCGTCGCCTCGGGCGCCAGCGTCCAGAGCTGCGAGGTCTTGCCGATGCCGCTCTTGCCGACCAGCACGCCTTTCACGCCGCGCTTCTCGGCCAGGCGCTGGTCGGCGGAGATGATGGGAAGGGTCATGAGCGGCCTCCTTTGTCGGCGAAGGCGTCTCCAATCCGGTGCGCGCCCAGTGCGCCGTGTTTGCGGGCGAGGTCGTAGAGCTCCCGCAAGGCGTTCATGCGGCGGCTGATGGGCCGGACCTCGTTTTCGAGGGCGATGACGGCGAAGGCGATCTGGTCCAGGGTGGC